AAAAGCCATTTGTTTTGATTTTAAAAATTATTATTTATTCCATTTTACTCGCAATTTAGAAGAATCATTACCAGAAACAACTTTAATTTTTTGACCATTAGTATTAACAACGCTTGTGTTATCTGCTCTTGGTGACATATCAATATTTTTAGATAATTTAGCTTGTTCACGTATGGCATCGGCACGGCCTTGCTCATAAAAATGATTAGCTATTTTATCTGCATTGCGTCCAGCAAATAAAGCTTTGTGATATCCTTTAGCATCTGCTACAGTACCATCTTTTCCAATATAGTCGTTTGCAAAATTTTTAATATCAGATTGGAAATCTTTCACTTTAGTTTTATCTTCCACTTTAAACCTATATTTGTTTTTCCCTACGCTAAAATCAAAACCTTTGAAATCGTCAGAAAAAACATCATCAGTTTTACTTAAAAAATCTTTCTGAAGTGTTTCACTTTCTTTTATTAAATCTTGTTGTTTATTATAATAATCATAAGCTTCTTTATATTCTGGAGCTATATCATTTTGCTTTCTTAACTTAAGATCAGCATAATATTTTTCCTTACTATTTGTAAAGTGCTTTTGAGCATTAAATAGTTCTTCTTTAAAAGCTAATTGCTTAGCTTTAACATCTGACGGATCGTCCGTCTCTGCATCATATCCAAAGTTTTTATTGAGTATAAAATCAATATCACCTGAATCTAAATGCGGTTTAGTTTTATTATAATATTCTCTTAATAAAGATGTGTTATCGTATTTTGATATATCTTTATTTAGCTCAACATAGTCTTGTAAAGTACCATTGGTTTCATCCATGAACTTTATTAACTTGTCTATATTTTCCGGTAAAACATTAGGTTCTTCTTTTTCTATAACCTTTTCTTCTGTTTTTTTAACCGGTGTGTCTTTAGTTTCCTCTTCTTCAGTTATTAACTCGAGAGGACCGTTTGATTGTTCTACTTCTTTTTCTTGTGTAGTATCTTCTTTACTGGATTCGACCCGTACTTCGCTGTCCACTTTTTCGCTATCTCCGGTTCGTTCGCCCACAGGAATTTCCTTTGTTTCTCGCTCTTGAATGGCATTGTTTTCTTGTTCTTTAAATTTATCTAAATCAATTTTAACAACACCATCAACTTCTTTTGGTGAGTATTTTTCATCTACTTGACCATCTGAAACAGCTTGTTCCAAAACTTTAGATTCTCTTTCTTGAGGTGTTGGATCTGGAGTGTTATCTTCTACAGCTTTAACTGTAACTTGTTCTTGTTCTTGTGTTTGTTCTTCCATAATTATATATAATAAAATATTTACTTGTTACTTATTTAGGTGAAAATCTTGACAGATCAATGCCACCTAAAACATCATTACCTTTAGATTCAAAAGATTTTGCTGGTTTACCACTGCTAGGTGGTCCAGATAGAGTTGCTGTTGAGGTTTTTATAGATGCAACATCTTTTTGTGTTTGATTTTGTTGTTCAACCAATTCTTTCTGCGCTTTTAATTCTAATTCTTTTAACTGTACGTTTAATTCATATTCAAACTGCATTAACTCTTTTTTAGTTTGAGCTTCAACTTCTAATTTTTTAATCTCAAATTCTATATCAGCTTGTCTATATTGTATTTTAGACTCTGTTTTAACTTGCTCTGCTTGAGCTTTAGCTTCTTCTATTTGAACCTGAGCAGCACCCTGAGCCTCAGCTTGAGCTACGCTAGCTGCTTGAGCTTGCTGTTGGTCCATTTGTTGTTTTCTAATTCTTCTAATCTTAAGTAATTGATTAGCGAGTTTTAGATTTTTAACCTCTCGTATATCTATAGCGTCTTCAAGGTTTATACTATCTCTTGATAAAGCCATTTGAATATTTGCTTCAAGTAAAGATTTTTCTTCTTCATCAGGCATTAATTCTAAAAATATACCAAAGTCATGTAGATGTAAGTTTTTCATTTCTTCTAAGGAAGCAACTGAAAATTGACCTAACGCACCTATAAAAGCCTCTTTTGTTGGGTGAAATTCTAACACATCTTTAAATCTTAAGCATATAGCTTCAGCTAAAGATAGTGTTATATACATGCTTGATGAAAGTATATGTCTAGTTGCTGTGTTACTATTAGCAGCTGCTAACTTTTGAACTCCAACTAAAGAATTTGGATCTGGATCAGAACCATCTCTAGCTTCATTCAAACCAGTAACATCTCTCATCATTTGTATATACTGATTATAAGCACCAACTAAAACTTGTATTTGTCCCCCTTGACTTCCTGGTAATTCTTGTATTGGAACTCTTCCTGGATTTGGATCACCCTCAACTGTTAATGATCTACCTATAATAGAACCAGTTGAAAAATACATGTTTAAAGCTTCTTGCGCATTATAACTTGTGCCATTACCTAAGTCAACTTCAGCTAAACCATCTGCGTCTATAAAAACACCTGAAGGTGTCATTCTTTGTATCGCTTGTTGTAGCTTTAAATGTGTTAGTTGAACTAAATCAGCATAAGGTGTCATCTTAGAAACAAGTGATGTTATTTTACCCTTGTATATTCTAGGAGCTGAAACAGTATAATTCATTAGAACTTTGTTGGTATTAGAAGAAGGACGAATCATATTCGTAGCTTTTTCCCATTTTAACATTGTATCTGTTCCTAATATAAAAACGCCTTCATATACAACTTCTCTAGCTTGTGCAACGCGCTCAAATCTAGTTCTTTTATCTTGTGGTGGATTAAAAGAATCACTTTTAGCTATTGCTCTAGAAGCTCCTGTTGAAGTTTCTTTTATTTTATATACATTGTTTTCCCAAGTTTTCCAGTTAAAATATAAAACAGTTAATGTATTGTTATTGTCAATATCGCCACCGCTTGAATTTGCTTGCCAACTGTTGTTGTACATGTCAACCCAATTTGAACCTTTTTTAGTTAGTTCATATATTTCTTCATCAGGCAATTCTGGAAACTCTTTTTTTAATTCATTTAAAGATATTCTTTTAATTTCACCAAAATAATAACAATTTTCAAAATTAGGATCTTCCGTATATGACCATATTAAATTTGCTGGATCAACATAGTCTAGTTTTATACCATCTGTATTATTAAAAGTGTTTTTAACAGCACCTATTCCTAATACTGTTAAGTCATAATCAAATCTCTTTTTTAATTCAGGAAATTTATTTGTTAAGAAAACGTTATTTATAGCTTGTTCTTCTGCTATTTCAATACCTTGCTTATACCCTAATTGCATGTAAAGTTCTAACTCTTCAGAGTTTGCTGGTAAGTCTTCTTCAGGTACATTTCTAGCATTAACACCAAGTTCGCTTTCTATTTGTTTTAACAAACCTTGAGCGTTTATATCTCTTTGAATATCATTAACAAATTTAGTTCTTTTACCTGTTGATATAGGATCTTGAGCAAATGCTTTTATATCAAACAATCTATCTTGCATTCCATTTACAACAATGTCAACAAACTTAGGTATAATAGGTACTGGTTTCCAGTCTAAATTAAGATAAGATAAATCACCGTTAACAGCAAATTCATCTTTATATTTTCTAATAGACTGTTCACCTCTAGCATATAATCTTAATCTATGAAATTCATCTCTAGTTTGAAAATACATTCCAGGTCCATTATCTCTATTAAACCACTCTTGTTCAATAGCTCTAGATACAGATAAACCATATTCTCGTGACATTTTTACTTCATCTGAGACTGCTTGACTCGGAAATTGTGTAGGAAGTTGTCCTGTATTTATTGCCATATTTATTTTATTATCTCACTCATTGATCCTTCGTTTTTATATTTAGAAAAACTAAAACCAATATTTTTTGTTGTTCTTTGCATGTTAGGTCTATACATATGTTTTCTACAAGCCATAATAGCCAAACCGCTACTTATAGATGCATCATATGCTGTTCTTTTGGATATATCAAATTTTGCCCAATCTTCTAAAGTTCTTTGAAAATACATATTACCATGATTTTCATTTATTTTACCAACGTAATCTTCTATGTAAGATTCAATTGCTGCAGCATGCGCTTGCTTTATATCTTCAGATGTATTAGGTATACCGCCTAATTCTAGTTCTGTTTTAGACAAATTACCAATTAACTTGTCAGGTCTATTCATTGAAAAACCTCTATAACCTCTTCTCTTTAAGTGATATAGCAATCTTGGTTTATTATTTTCTGCTAAAATAGGCATACCATAAAAAACCAAAGCC